TCGCAGGATTGGAGCTGAGTTACACGGTTTACAGCAAGGTGGGCTTACAAATTATTCGAAGGGCGGAGTCAATATGATGTGTTAGCTGAAGTTCTCAGCCATTTTACAGGAGGATTTTATGAAGAAAACATTTTGGGAAAAGCATGAGTTCATTAACAGGTTTCAGGCGGCTTTCGTTTCACGCCGTGTTGTACGCCTGTTTTTGCATATATCTTGATGATCTGTAAGGATATACGAAATGAACCCATTTGATAGATTATATTACCTGGTTCATGTTGAGTGGTTAATACTGATGATCTGTTATATTGGGGCCTTGTGGGTCATGGCTGGAACTGTATTGTACAATATGATTGTTAACGGAAATCTCATTAAAAGGCGGTGAAATATGATTGATATGTATATTAAAGAAATGACTGCCAGATCAAAATTGTTTTACGGTGCAGGCGGTGAAAAGCAAAATAATGATAAAATATATATTCATTATATTTTTCTCTGTAACCACCTGGACCGATTAAAACGAGATAAGAAAAATATCAAAGATAAAAAACGTTACCGAAAAACGTCAAAAATAATCAAACGATCAATACGGCATTTTGAACAGGTAATCGGCATCAAAAAACTTAATCTGATAGATAAGCTGTTTCTAATAATTAAGTGGAGACAATACAGGAGGTAACTATGAAGCGGGTAGATAGGAGATTCAATATAAATATTGCATTCCCTTCAGATGATATGAAAAACGAGGCTCTTAGGGCCTTAAATCACATAAAACATATTACCGGTAAATGTAATTATAATAATTTCTTTCAGGCAATGAGGTTGTACGAAAAAAGGTTACGAAATGTTCAAAATGATTCTGGTGAAATGACTGTATCATGCCCGGTGTGCGGTAGTCCGTATGTTGTGTATTTAAGCCATACCGGAGACCAGACAGCATGCCCTATGTGCAGGCAAGAGGCCAGGATTAACGTTGGGTAAAGATAATATACAGATTATTGACTTTTTGCATGAGTATAACTATTTGTAGTTGATATCATTATTATTGGTGATTAAATTGAGTATTGAAAAGCTGTATACATTCATTAAGAAACTTGTTTCAATAAAACATTCAGGAGCAATTAAAATTATTTTTCACCAGGGAAGCATAAGAGGTGTAAAGATAATAAAAGAAGAATCAATCAATATGTAAACTGTAGCGGATTTCTTAATCCCCTGTTTAAAAGGATTTGATTAAGCCCGGTGCCTTGGGAGAGGTGTCGGGCTTTTTTTGTGCCATGAAAGAATGTGAAAAAATAAAAATAGATAATATCCTGGGGGCCGACTTTGTCGAGCAGTACCTCTTTGATGAGTACGTTACCCCTACCCGATGCACGAGAGCAGAAAAGGAGTTCAGGAAAAAGATAATCAGAAAGCTGGTAATTGCCGGTGTCCAAAAGTCAGAGATCACCGAATACTTTGAACATAGGTTCGGACTCTCTAAAAAGCAGGTCAATAAGTACTTTTCTGAGGTCAGCAAAGATATGATCGTTGAAGGCCGGAAGGAGTCAGAGATGATGTTTGCTCTCTCTGTTGCCAGACTGGAAGACGCCCTTACCGCCTGCATCATGACTAAGGATATGACTAACCGGATCCGTGTCATGAAAGAACTGAACGAAATACAGGGGCTCAGAGTGCAAAAGCATGAACTGGGGGGCCCTGGTGGAGACGGGATTCAACTGATTCTCGATAGCGATTTCGTACCAAAGAATGAAAGTAAACCTGAACAGCATCCTCAACCCGTGTCATAAAGACTTTTTCCAAAGTTCTGATGAAGAGGTGCTTTTTTATGGGGGAGCTGCGGGGGGGAAGAGTTACTCGGTTGCTGACAAGATTCTATTGCAACCGTTGATCTATAAAAGATCTTTGAAAATCCTGGTTATGAGAAAGTCAATGCCGTCACTTAAACGGACGTGCATGCCTTTATTGATGCAAAGGGCGGCTGATATGCAGATACCCTGCAAGTTGAACCGGGCACTCAATACACTCGATTTGCCGTATGGATCACAGGTAGTTTTTCTCAGTATCAACAGCTATGACGAAATTGAAAAGATTAAGTCAATCACTGATGCTGATTATGCCTGGATAGAAGAGGCAAACGAGTTGATTGAAGATGCATACAGTCAGGTTCTTCTCAGGCTTCGCGGTGGAAAGGGCCCCTTTAAACAGGCAATATTGACCTTTAACCCGATTGGACAGACAAACTGGATTTATGAACGGTTTTTCGTCAGAAACATTGGCAATGCTAAAAAGATCAAAGTCAATGTTCATCAGAACCCTTTCATTGAAAAGTCGTACATTGAAAAACTACAAGCTTTGAAGGGTGTAAACGAAAACCTTTATAATGTGTATTACCTCGGTGATTGGGGATCTTTGGAAGGAACTATATATACGAATTATGAAATAGTATCACAGGGGCCAAGAAAGCCGGATGATGTGATTTACGGTATTGACTTTGGTTTCAACAATCCATCGGCAATCGTGAAAATAGATCTCAAGGACCAGGTACCGTACATTGAAGAAAAACTATATGAAACAAACCTGACAAATCAGGAGTTGATACAAAAGATGAAGAGCATGGGAATAACATCAGAGCTTATTTATGCTGATTCAGCTGAACCCGACCGCATTCAAGAAATGAATGATGCCGGTTTTAACGTTATGCCAGCAAAGAAAACTGATGTTAAAACCATGATCGATTTTGTAAAAACGTTACCGCTCAAGATCATTGATGGATCTGAAAATCTAATAAAAGAAATGCAATCCTATTGCTGGGAAAAAAACAGTGCAGGTGATTACATTGATAAACCAGTGAAATTTCGAGATCACCTTATGGATGCAATAAGATACCCGTTATGGACTCATTTAAAGCATAGATTTGAGTTTGTCGCCATTGGTGCTGAAGGTGTTATTGATGATTCAATTGCTGGTGTATTCCATGAGTTAAAAATTAGGCAGGCGTTTGGTGTATAATGGATTATTCTGATTATAGTAAACTGATCAAAGACCGCCGGCATCCAAAAATTGCCGAAAAGCTTGATATATGGAATCTTATATCAGATTCATATCTTGGTGGTGATGTGTACCAGGGTAAAAAACACCTGTATCAGTACCCCAGAGAGTCCAGTTATGAGTACAAAGAACGGTGTAAGCGTGCGGTCTTTCTTAACTATACACAGCCTTTGGCTGATATGCTTACAGGGTTCCTTTTCAGTTCTGAACCTGTCAGGGAGTATCCGACAGAGCTGGAATATCTGGTTAAAAAGGCCAGTAAAAGAAAATCACTATCATCATTCATGCAGTCAGTATCTGTCCAGGCTCTGCTGTATCCTGTCGGTATACTGGTTGATTCTCCTCATTTCAATTTGGATGAGGCCCCTACCCTTGCAGATCGTGAAGCTCTTGGAATAAATCCATATTGTACAATTTACTTTCCTGCTCAGATCAGGGATTTTTCAGTATCTGATGATCTATCAATTGATTGGATACTATTGGATAACAGTTATATAGACAACAGTAATCCAATGGTTGAAGCTGTTAATATTAAGCAGTACCGGCTGTGGACAAGAGAGTATTATCAAGATTGGACCTTTGTCAATGATGATTATGAGGTTTCTGAAGAGTTTAATCATGGACTTGGTGAGGTACCGTTCATCTTCCATGGATGGAGAGATCAAAACGAAGATTTACTCTCTGAAACACCATTTGAAGATATCGCCATATTAAACCGTGCCCTGTATAATATGCTCTCGTACCTGGAGAGTATGCTCGCGTCTGGCAGCTTCAAAACGTTATTCTATCCAATAGAAACAAAAAAAGACCTCCCCGATGAAATAAAGACCGGTGGTTATGGTGAACTGGCTGTTGTTCCGTTTAAGGGGACCCTTAGTCATAAGCCGTACTTCGATGGTGCTGAGTTGGGTGATGTGAGCTCCTTCATCGAAGCCATGCAGCTATACATCAAAGCAATGTTGCAAAAGCTTGGCCTTGATAAAGATACAGAGAAAAACGGCGTCCAGTCTGGTGAAGCAAAGCGGTTGGAATACAAAAAAATGGAGGCCCTTCTCCGCCTGGGTGCTGAACAGCATGAGAATACCGAAAAGGCCATATTTCGTCTTGCCAGCTTATGGGAAGGAAAACCAAACGTTGATGTCAAGATTGAATACCCAAAGGATTTCATCAAAGAAGACATTGATGTTGAGCTTCAAAGACTGTACGAAGCGATGACGCTCCCTGTTGAATCAATTAAGCACAAAGCCATGAGCGAAGTAGTTAAACGCATATTTAAAGATCAGGATCCCGGTGTTGTTAAGTCGATGATAGCAGATATCGAAAAGGCCGATGATTCAGGTCTTAATAATATACGGGTTGACGTGAATCCCGAAACTACGTCTGAGGACGATAAAAAGGAAAAAGATAATGCCTGATGAAATAAATAACAATGATGGGTTAAGTGATGATAGTCTTGAAATTTTTGAGTTCATGGACCCGGTTACACGGAAAACCGTTGATTTGCCAAAGACAATCGACGGGGTTGATTTAAAATCACTGCTTGGCCATGTGATATCAAGTCATCGCAATGAAACGAAAAAGAAAATAGCAAAACTCGAAAGTGACGTTGAAAACTACAGGGTAAAGGCTGAAGAACTCGAGTCAGAGCTGCAGGAAATATCAGATAAAAACATGACTGATGATGATAAGCGTAAACGAGAAGAAGATAAACTGACACGCCAGCTCCAAGAATTGGAATCTCGGGCAGACAATAACTGGAATCTATTCAAACAAAACCAGATTGAAAATGATCTCTATAAAGCAATGGCCGGGCATGATCTATGCAATGCCCAACAAACCATGATGCTTTTAAAGTCACTGGGTAGTCCTGATATCGTTGATGAAGAAGGAAGATATAAAACTGTACTTAAAATGACTCTTCCTGATGAATCCGGTGAAATTACTGAACAAGAACTTGAACCTGCCGAAGCGTTCAAAAAATGGATAAGCCTGGAAGAAAACCGCCATTTACTCAAAAACAATCTCAGAGCTGGTGGCGGTTCAAATAATGTACGGACGGGAGGCGACTCTCAGCCGATAACCTCTTTCACCAGGGAAGATCTGGCAAACAATCCAGAGGCCAGAAAAGCCTTACTGCAGAGAATAAAAAAAGGTGAAAGTCTCAACATTGAAACGTGAGAAATCACGATATGATTACACATTAAAAGGATTTAAACATGTCTAATTCAAACATGGATTATTTGTATCCTGAGTTTTGGGCGGCGGCCTTCGATGAGGCCGATCTCGGTTCGTACAATCTGCAAAAGCTTATTAGCAGAAAGTATGAAAATAAGCTGGCACAGGTGGGCGACACCGTAAATGTGCCCCTTACTCCAGAAATGTCAGCTGATGACTGGACTCCTGGTGATTCAATATCAGGCGATGCCATATCACAGGAACGGGCACAGCTTGCGCTTACTAAGTCAAAGGCAGTACCGATCAATCTAACCGGTGCCGAGCTGAGTTACAGCGCATATGAACTCATTGAGTCATATGGTGTGCCCATGGCTGAGGCGATTCTTGCCGCGGTTAATGAGGAAATCTACAAAGAGGCCCTCAAGAGCACGTACA